CTAACATGGATCAACGGGACGGAGGATACCGATTCACCGCAAGTTTTAGTTTTGTCCGGAGAAAATGGGAGTTACTTTAGAACGCCAGTAAAAACCACATCGCAATTGATCGAAATTGTTGGGAAGGAATTGTCGAAACAGATGCTGAGCGGGGAAAATCTTACCATTGAAAATGGTAATCGCATTCATGCGTTACCCGTCAGTCAAATTGACCCTGCCTTCTACGCAAAAATACCTAATCGTGTTTACACGCTTAATGAGTTTCTTGAAGCGGCAAACGATATTGGAATACAAGAGTTTAGTGATCTTGCTAAAGCAAGGAAACCTACTATCGGAAAAAAACCGCAAAGTTCTCAGATGATAGGCACGCCAATCAGTAAGGGATTTTCGGCAGGTAATAGTATAAACGACATTGCTTTTGATTATGTCGCGAAGAGATCGCCAAGGGGCAACGCAATGGAAACACTTGTCGCAAAAGAAGACCCAAGCGAAAACATCGCCCTTGGAATGGCGTTTGACAATTTCACCAGCGACTTGAAAAAGGAATCTGCTGCAACCGGCAATATAACACCTCGTCAGATCAATGCGGCCCCGACCCCTGCTGACGAAATAGCAATAATTTCCGAAGAGGCTAATGCCGCGAAATCGTTTCGTAAAAATGAGGCGAAACTTGCGACAGAAAACGCCTCCATGAAAGAGAGTGCAAAAGAGTTTTATGCCAATGTTTTCCAAGGCCGCTACGACAAGCTGGAATACTATGCCCCCGGAGCAAAGGATGTGATTCTTTCTAACAAGCGGAACGAAACACTTGCGGCAGCGACCATCAATGCCATGATGGATCAGATTAAGCAGGACATTATCAAGGGTTTTGGGTATCCGCAATTCTGGAGCAAAAACAAAACGCGGCTTACAAATTTTCTCGATGAAATCCTTCCGACCGCTGCGCGATTAGAAGTCGCTGGCTTCGACGATGACGGCAACTTTATTTTTCGCGACTTCTACATGAGGTCGGGAATGATGTCAAAAAATGAAACCCGCCTTCGTGGCATCGCTCCAGGCGATACCTTCATTGGCAAAGATGGAATGACTTACAGGCTTGGTCGCTTTGTTGAAGACAGAAACAAATATGTAATCGAGCGGTGGATGCCGGCGGCAAGCCAAGAAAAAATCTTCGCCGATTTCCACAGCAAATATCCCGAAACAGCATACTACCTCGACAGGTTTATCGCTCCAGGTATGGAGGAGTCCCGATATGAGGGGCCAAGCGGAACAATGACGGCAGAGTTTAATCGAGGATCGCTGCGCCAACTTTTTAATGATTGGCCTCAAGAGTTACGAGACTTGTTTGGCCCAATACCATTAGAAGACATGCCTTATGTCCCCGGCTACACGCCCGATGTCGCCGAGCAAAAAACATTAGTTGCATTGATTAGTTCGCTGCTCAGTAAGTTTAAATCAGGCGCGAGAAAGTTTAAGGCTGGCGAGCTGCGCGAAAGTGGCAATATCAAAAACCTCTTTGACGGTTTCAGCACCCGCGCTTACGAAGCTCACCGCGAAAAAATTCGCGTTCAGACCCGGCAAAAGCTCATTGATCTTGCGGCCAAGCCAGAAACCAGCATTGATCCGCTGAAGGTTAAGGATTTCGTTCCTCTGGACGGCACATTCAATCAGTTGCTCCAAGCCGTAAAATTGGCTCAGCGTCTTAACCCAACGGCATACCCAGCATTAACGGATGCGTTGAGTCCCGCCGACGATAAGGCAATGGCAAAAATTCTGGGCGATGCTTACAGGCTTAAAGGTCGAGGACTGATGATTCACAAGCAAGTTGCCCGCGAGCTAATGTTAGGCGTTGCTCGCGAAACCACCTCGAATTGGTTGACGCGAATACTAAGCGGACTGCTCGAACGATACAATGGCGGCTTGCTTTCAACCCCCTTCACAGCAATCACAAACGCCTTGAGTAATGAGTTGCATAAATTCACAAGGGCTTTTAACAGGTTGAATTTTGCTCTCATAAGTGCCGCCACGGGCGATGTTCGAGGCGCAAAACTTGGCGCATACGAGTTTGGCTTCCTCCTGCGGGGACTCGTCAGCGACAGGTTTATGGGGAGCAAGTTCCAGCAAAATCGAATTGGCGACATCGTTCCCAAGGAATTATTTAGCGATCAAACCGGTTTGGAGGCGATGGACATTGATGCCGACAAAACTGTGTTTGAACAGGTAATGCGCTTGAATTTGGGAGGGGCTGCACTGCAAGCGATGGGTTATGGAGAAATTGACACTAAAAACAAGCAACAATTAGCGTATGCTGCATACCGGGCTCACGCCGAAGTTGCGTGGTCTGAAGCGAAGAAGCGCAAAGAAGTTACCAAGCAAATAAATAAGCGCGAGTGGATGCGCGCATGGATGAAATCTGAAGACAATGGAATCCACCAAGATGTTTATCAAACCGTTGTTCTTTACATGATGGACTACCAAAATGTTCCGGCATGGTTGGATGCCTCGCAAAGCATGACAACGGGCAGTAAAGTCATCAAACGCTTGGTGCTGCCCTTCGCGAAATGGCCCTACAACATGGCGCGCCAGTTCAAGGTATTTACGGTAGATTCTGCAATCGACCTACTTGGCACTAACAAAAGCAAACAACAACGCATCGAAGGCATGGCAAACTTGATGACAATGGCCGGGTTAGTTGCATTGGGGGCGACCGTCATCGGAATGGGCGAGGGGGAAGAAGAAAAGATTCTGGGAACAAATATCGACGAGGAAGGAAATGTTTTAGATGCCGCTTTTAGAACTGCAAACCGAATGAATATTTCGCGTCTCGCTCGTGTAATTTTTGCTCACGGCTTAATGCACGATGTCGATTTTACGCTGGACGATGGAACAGGAACCACAAAAGACTTGTGGTGGAGATACAGAAACTACCCTTACCTCAAAGAGGCACTTGCGTTAGGACTTGTTGCAAATGGACAATACAGCGAGGCAATGCAACAGATGGGAGATATTGCAGGAGAATATGTAAGTTTGGGCATCATATCTAAAATCATTGGAATTTCCGAGTTTGACAAAAATAAACCTGTTGGATATCGACTGACAGAGGGCGCGCTTGATTTTAGTACGAGCGGCGTCTTGCCGGTGCCGTGGAGGAATTTAGCTACGAGGTTAGTCGATCCTGTGACACGCTCTGATAAACCCATGGAAAAGTTAGGCTACACGGCGTCGCCAATGGATGCCCTATTTAACAATACTCCGTTCCTTTCCAAGAATCAACCCAGCACGGGATCAAGAGTCAATGCGGCATTCGCTCCGTTTTCAGCCGAAAAATGGTTAAATCGAGAGTTGGCAAAAATAAATAAAAGCAACATGTCAGGCAGTGAACGCGATGCTGAGATCAGGCGAGTGAAAGAAACGGCCCGCCGTTATGACATCCCAATTGAGGGCCAAATCAGAGTGATGAAAGACGCAGGGTTGCCTGTGGAAAAACTAAACCTCGGGAAAAATAGCAGTGTTCCGATTGCCTATAATATTCAAAAGCTGAAAAATATGGGCGTTGGCAAGGAAAGTATTGCATTGACTCCGAAAGGCGAAGTAAATATGCCAGACGCATCTACGGTAGCCTACACCGACCCATTGATGCAGTTGATCCGGACTTTCGGAGGAGTCAACATCAAGCCTGTGCCGCGAGGCGGCCCCAAATCCGCCCAGATAACCCCGCAAGAAAAATTATTTGAAAAATAAACTTTTGACTATGCCGAAACAATTGACAACATAATCTGTATGATTGCACTGCCCGAATTAGCTGAGACCCTTGACCCGTCAACAGTGCCGCTACGAGGAACGCTACGGCTCGCAGGAGCGCAAGAACGCGAGGTCATGAATTTAATCCTCACCCGCATGGATAGGGCTAACAATAGTTATACCCAAAGCAAATGGCTTCACACGCGCAATCTCGCCATGCAGCAATACATGGGCAACATGGAAGAGCGAAAAACCCCAGGAAGTATATTCGAGTTGTCTAACATCAGCCTCAACTTGCCTAAACGGTTTGTCAGAATTACAGCGTCTCGCATCTACGATGCCATGCTGACAAGCAGTCCTCTCCTTGCAGTCGCCGTAGAGGGGAAGGGAGACGATCACGAAGTCGCTCGCGTTATCCAGCGTTACATTGGGCATCAGATAGAGCGATCCGGGCTGCGATCTGTATTGAGAGAGGCGGAAACTCTAACATGTATAAGAGGCGAAACGGTTGTCAAAACAACATGGGAACGCAAAGTCTCACGCTCGCGAAAAAAAGGCGAAGTGCTAATAAAAGATGGAAGGGCTATACGAGCCAGAGATGGGAATTTAGTATGTCGCACTGATATTTGGAATGAAGATGGCGACGCGCTTGTTTTAGGGCGCGACAAACGAGTCCGATTAGAGGTCGATGAACTGCCGGTATGGGAGGAACAGGAATTTGATTTTTATCGCGTCACCTACGACGGCATTGAATCATCGTGTATCGACCACCGGGACTTTGTTTGCTCTACCACAGAAAAGGATATACATGCCGCAGATTTTTGCGCGTTAAAAATTGACATGGAGTTAGATAAAGTAATTTCCATGCTCGCGCCTGTGCGGGACACAATTCAGGCAAGGGAGGTTATTCGAAAACTCAAAAATACAGCCAGCAGGGACGGAGTGCAACAGGCCATGAAACCGGAGTTTTTTCGCGGGGAGCAGGCACGAAGTCAAGAAGCGATGCCGCTGTGTGAATTAACCGAAGTTTATATGCGTGTAGTTCTGCAAGATGATGGCATTGCGGATGAAATCGCCCTCCTGGTCGATTTGAAAAATAAACAAATCTTGGCATACGATTATCTCGACAATGTATCGCCTACCGGAAAAAGGCCACTGCGCGTTATCCGCATGGAGCCTGTCCCGCACCGTTGGTATGGCACGGGATATTATGAGCTTTTTGCGGATCGTCATAAATTTTGTGATCTGTTTATCAATCGGGTGAATTTGGCAGCGAGTCTTTCGGGGAACATTAAAATCGAAAATCCAATGGCGACAGAGGAGGGGATGGCGGGTGAGCCAATTGAGTTTGGCACAAACAAGACATACAGGTTGCGCGAAGGGTTTTCCGCAGAGGATGTTTTCAAGTGCGTTACAATACCGAACGACGCATCCGCATCAGAAAACCTACTGAATATGCTCATGCAAGTGACTCAGCTTGAAGCGGGCATTGTTTCAGCGGGGGATCATGGATTAGCAGGGCTTCCCGCCGCCAGCCTGGCAACCGGCATCCGGTCTCTTGACCGAGTTGCAAATGTGCTGTTGAAAAATATGCTCTACGACATCGTTGAGGGGTTTGAATCTGTCCTGAAAGATTGCGTGGCACTCACCCTTAAAAACTACGATCCCTATGATGCCGAACGATTGATGGGGGAAGAGGCGGCAAAAATGCTGGAGAAAAATCGCGACATTGCCCAATTACAATATAATGTTAAGTTGTTGCTGTCAAATAGCAAAGACAGTGATGTCATTGAATCGCACAAGCAAGCCTTTGACATCCTGATGGGCTACGAACAACTGCCGCCGGATGTTAAAATACGAATCCGCCCAATCATTTATCGCATCCTGCAAACTATGGGGATTGAGGATGTTGACAAGGCTCTTGGGGCGGAAGCCATGGCGGCCGAAGCGGCATTAGCAATCATGCCTACTCCTGAATCATTGGAGCAAATGAGGAATGCAGAATTACAATCGCCCGTTCCGTCTCAGGCAAAAATGCAGGCCCCAACAACGCTTGAAATTGCGGAAGAACTAAAAACACCGTCGCCTGAAGAATCTATGCCCAGTGTGCCAACGGTTTACAAAGCTCCGTCGAAAGCGTTGATTACAGCGCCGGTCGAGGACAATCAAATGATACCAATCCCACAACGCGTTTAAAATTTATGGAAATCTCCGAACAAATTGCGGCCCTTGAACGCATCAATCGACTTTGGAATAATGAGGATTTTCAGAAAGAACTGCTCCCATGGTTTCAGCAGCTTCACGATCACGCGCACAGCGCAATTGTGAATCCTGACACAACAGGCGCGGCGCTTGAATTCGCACGCGCTCGCTACGTCGCTTCGCGCGACTTGCTAAACTACTTGCGCGATAGAAAAAAATCACTCGAAAAAGTCATAAAGGCAAAACAGCAGGAAAAGTAACCGGATTTCATGTTGCAAATTTGCGCCAAAACAATAGACAAACTTCAGCCAAAATTATAATTTATGACAAGCACCGAATTTATATCTGCAGTTTTAGAGGGGCGGACGGGGATGCAAATCCCATTGCATGACAAATTCCGTAACGAGAGACATGAGATTGTGCCTCTTACAAAAGCCGTTTCTTTTTTTCTTAACGGAATTGAAACGCATCATATTGCGTTTGAATACGAAGATGCAAATCCCACAACAATCTCATCATTCTTGGTTTCTGGCGAATTAAAAAAAGGGCCATACATACAATAAAAAATGTTTTCTTACAATCTATTTAGTAGTATTGGAAATCTAAAGCCCTACGCCATACTGGAGAACGGGAAAATCCCCGCCAGTCAACTTCCGGGTTATGTAGATGATGTTCTGGAGTTTGCGGATATTCATGGGCTACCCGTCGTAGGTGAGACCGGCAAAATCTATGTTACGATCGACAACGGCAAGTGCTGGCGCTGGAGCGGGTCAGCATTTATCGAGATATCGCCCACCACCACCCACAAGTCCACCCACGCCACAGGCGGCACGGATGCTCTCACGCCTGAAGACATCGGCGCGGCTCCCGCCAGCGACATCAATCCAGATGTAGCCAATAGTGCTTTGGAGTTGCG